TGGTCGCCCCCCGGTCCCTTCTGCCTGATGCGGCTCGTGTTGTCCTTGGACAGGGACAGCACGAGCGTCCGCGTGGCGGGCATCTAGGCCCACGACTCCCAGAACCACATCTTGGAGCCAGCCGCGATGGCCCCACCGGCACGGTTCCACGTGTAGGGGTTGTCGCCCGGCTTCACGAGCGGGTGCGTGATGGCGGACGTGAACTTGAGCAGGTCCATGCGCAGCGCCACGGTCGCGGCGCTCTGGAGGGTGACCACCTTGTGGCCCCCGTCGTAGCGCAGTATCTGGTCCTTGGCGGCGTCGGCGGGCACGGTCAGGGTCATGACCGAGCCGCCCATGGTGAGCTTGAACACGAGCTGCGACGCGCCAGCGAGGGTGGCCAGCATGATGTTGACCGGGGCCGGGTAGTCGCCCCGGTTGAGGAACGACCCGGTGTGGTCGCCCGTGGCCCCACCGCCCAAGGTGGTGTCCTCACGCTCGTCCTGCGCGTACACGCGCGGGTCCCGCGCCACGAGCTGGGCCTGCCACGGGATGGACATCCCCTCATCGACGATGCCGCCGATGGCATCCCGCCGGATGTTGAAGCCCGGGCCTCGCATCGGGCGCACCCGGATGCACTGCTTGATGAAGCGCAGCCCGGAGCCCGTGAAGGTCTCGGGCCAGCGGGTGTCCTTGGTGGGCACCTCGAAGTCGAGCGGGATGTAGCCGTACTCGCCCGGCAGCGCGGCGAACGCGCTGGTCGGGCTGAACGCGAGGCGCAGGTCTTGCAGGCGGTCGAACAGGTCCGCCCGGTCGATGCCGTAGCAGGTCCCGATGAGCACCACGTTGCGGGCACCCAGCGTCACATCGCTCGCGTCGTAGCCGTCGGCTGCCGCTCGCTTCTCGGTGTAGCCCACACCGGGCACCTCCGAGTAGTCCACCTGTTCGAGCTGGATGCCGCTGATGGGGGTGGTGTTGGAGAAGGTGGGGCTATTGAGCTGGAGCCCCCGGTACTCGACCGGTCGGGTCAGGTCCATGGCCTCACATCACCCGGCGCAGGCGCAGTGCTCGCTTTCGCAGGTCGGTCCACTCCTGCTTGAAGTTCCCGGCCATCTGGAGGAGCTGGGTCGGTGACACGTCGCTGTTGTTGGCCTGCGTCTGCCACTGCTGGTAGAGCGTGCGGTCATGGAGCAGCGCTTCGAGGGCGGTCCAGCGCGCGTAGCAGCGCACGACCTCCTCGTCGGTCATGTCGAGGAAGGTGGGCACGTCGGTGTCGTTCTTGAGCGGGTCCCGCTGGGCGTACACGAGCGCCCGGAACTCCATGCCCACGGCGAGGGTCATGCGCTGGGGCAGGAACAGCGTGTCGCCCCACTGGTCCCAGCCGTCCTGTGCGATGCCCGGCAGCGTGTGCGAGCACTCGGGGACCAGCGACCACGAGCCGTTGTCCTCGCTCTGGACCTCGACGGTGATGACCTGCTGGGCATCCACCGTCACGACCAGCGACGGATAGGTGAAGGCAAGGAAGACGTACCGCTCCCATGGTCGGATGCGATCCATCTCGGCGATGCCCTCGTTGACGAGCGCACCGACCTGTGCCTTGGTGAAGGTCTTGTAGAGGGGGTCGCGGAGGTCGGACGCCACGGCGTCCTTGAGCAGGCCGTAGTTGACCGGGGTATAGGGAGCCATGGCCTCACTCCTCCGAAGGCTGGATGGGAGGCCACCCCCGCTGGGGCACGGGGTGGCCTCCTGTCAGCGATCGATCAGAGGGTGCCGCCCGACTCGATGCGGATGTACTTGGGCCCGGTGCCGGGGCTCGTGGCCCCACCGAGCAGCTTGGCCCCGAACATGCCCTTCCAGCCCACCTCGGCGAGCTGGGCGAGCGGGTCGGTGTGGTCACCGCCCGGTCGGACCATATAGGTGCGGATGGTCTGGACGTCGCCCCACGCCCACGCGCCGGGGCCGAAGATGAAGGTCGAGTAGACCTTCGCGCTGGTCGCGCCCACGGTCCCGAGGTAGGTCCCGATGGGGGTCTCGATGAAGCGGACGCCGTAGATGCGCCCGATCTCGCCGCTGAACAGTTGCTCCACCGCGCCGTACTTCGACGCCTCGATCCAGCCGCCGACGGCGGTATCGCCTTGGAGGTCGAAGATCATGTTGGGGTGGATGAAGGCGTGGTAGAAGCCGTCCGCGAAGGGCGGCACGTTGTTGGCCTTGAGTGTGGCCACGGCCTCCCTGATCTCGGCAGCCGTGAGCTTCATGGCCGCCGTCACGGTGCCCGTGCTGGTGGCCGCACCCGCCCACTGCACGGCGGTCCCAGCGTGCAGGATGCTCGCGATGTACTGGTCGATGGTGGCCATCGCGTTGTAGGCCACACGCTCGGCAGCGACCGCGAACAGGTTGTGCGGGTTGAACTCCAGCGCCACGTCGGAGATGCCCACGAGGCGTCCTGCCTGATAGGCAGAGAACTCCTCGTAGCCGATGGCGATGGGCTCAAGGAAGGGCCTCTGACCCTCGACGAGCCACGGCACGGTGCCCGGGGCGGGCGGTGCGGGCAAGGGGGCCGGGATGCTCAGGTCACCGTAGGAGATGTACCTGATCTTGTTGGTGCCCGGCACGATGTTGCCGCTGATGTAGCCGTCGGCGGCCATGTAGCGGACGACCTTGCGCAGGTTCTCTTGGATGTTGGACGAGACGAGCGCGGTGACCGCCTGATCGAAGTTGGTGGTCTGCGCTACGCCGCCGGTCCCGACCGGCTGTCCGATGACGATGACGTCAGGCATGTGGAGTGTGTCCTCATCGGTTCAGGCTCTCGATGAACTCCGGTGCCAATCGTTCGAGGTCCGCCTTGTAGTCCGCGCTCGTGCGCGGCCCCGGCTGACCCTGTGCGGGCACGCGGGGCGGTGAGTTGGGGTCCACGTACGGCTCGGGCTTGCGGCCACCAGCCGGGCGCAGGCGCTCCTCCAGCGCAGCGAGCTTGGCCTCGTCCATCGCTGCCAAGGCGCTCGCGTCGAGCACGTCGGCGGCGAATGGGAACCGGACACTCCGTATCTCTGACGTGTGTGCGGCGTCCTTCTCGGCCAGTTGGCGCTTGAGGGCTTCGACCTCACCTAGTTCAGCGGCCCGACGCTGCTCCGCTTCCGTCTGGCGCTGGGTCTCCACCTGCCGGTAGCGATCCAGCTCCTTGCGCAGCTCGGCGTTCTCGCGGTCCTTGCCCGCTTGACGCGCCCGGTACTCCGCCTCGACCTGCTCGACAGTGCGAGTGGCCTCACCGACCGGCTGACCCTGCGGGGTCTCGACGATGGGTGACGTCCCCTCGGACGTTCGCTGCTCGGTCACGAACTCCTCCTGTGACTCTGATGGCCCCGGACATGTGATGTCAAGGGCATATCACTACAGCCCGATCTGCGACCACACGTCCGCAGCGTCGTCGGGCTCGACCTGCTTGGAACCGTTCCATTCGCTCACCAGATTGAATGGTGATGCGATGGCCCGTGGCCCGCCGAAGGCGTAGGCCACGGTGTCCTCGATGATCCTGCCGAAGTCGGTGGGCTGGGGCTTCAAGCCCTGCTCCACCCGCAGCCGGTTCTGGTTGGCGTCCTCCGCCGCATGGCGGGCCCACGCGGGCACGTTGACGGGGATGTCCCATGGGGTGCCCGGCAGCAGCATCGCGAACATGCGGACGGACTCGGGGTGCTGCTCGATGAAGTCCTGTAACTCGGGGTTGGTCTGGATCATGAGCTGCGCGTAGAACGCGGCGTGCTTGGCCATCTGCACCCCCGCGAACGGGGCATCGACCCCGAAGGGCTTGGCCACGAGGAAGCGGACCATGGCGGGCAGCACCTTGCCCCACATGTAGGACGCCGGATACATGCCCAGATAGGGATGGTTGACGGAGCGCTCGGTCCACGAGCGGCCACGCTTGTAGTAGTGACGGGTGTGGGCACCCTCCTCGGCGAGCGTGAACATCTGCTGCATCGACTGGGCCCAGCGGTACTCGTCGGCATCGAACGTCGCGCTCGGCTCGCTGTGGTCGGCGGTGCGGAACCACGTGTCGAAGACGCCCCGGACCTCCTCGTTGACCTCACGCACCCCGCCTTCGAGGTTGCGTCGGCCCCAGCCGCCGAAGGCGTTGAAGATGGCCTTCAAGCCGGGCGTGGGGGCAAGCGACGATCCGCCTGCCACGTAGTGCTCGAACTCCCGCGCGAGGAACTCCTCGTGCTGGTGGCCCCACGTCCGCGAGGTGCGCGACCGGCGACGCCCCGCCGCGTTGGGCGAGGCGTCGTAGGCCGTCATGATGGCCCGCTTGCCGGACTCGTCGAGGTCGCGTGCGAACAGGTGGGCCATCTCGTGGACGCCCGTGCTGGCGTCCACGTGCTTGGTCACGTAGATGGTGGCTCGCTGACCGGCGGCATAGGAGAGGGCTCCCCGGATGCCTCGGGCGGAGCGCTGGTACTGGGTGACCTCTCCTCGGGCACCGCCTCCGAGGGAGGCGAGACGGGCTCGGCCTGCGGCTGGTCCGGCGAGGTCCGGCGCGTACTGCTCGAACGCATCGTCGATGACCTGCTTGGCCTGATCCCGGGTGACACCGACCAAGCGGTCTGCCAGAGCGGCTCCGAGGGGGCCTCGCGCTCTGATCCGGTCGAGGTAGGTCCGTCCGATCTCTCCATTGGCTGCCTCCTCGGGCGTCATGCCCGCACGCGCTCGCTCGCGGGCGATGCCGCGCTGGTGCTCGAAGGTGGACCCCTCGGGGTAGCCCTCGGCTCGGTTGCTCGTCACCTTGACCTGCACGGGATGACGCTCGATGTCCACGGGCAGGATGTCCTCGCGCATCCACGCGAAGTCGTCGGGCAGGCCATTGACCCAGTCGCCCACGTGCAGCTCGTCCTCGATGCCCGGCTCCGCTTCCTTCACGCCTGCGAGGAAGTCATCGAGTGTCGTCTGCGCGACACCCTCCTCGGGCTGCCACACGACGCGCGCCACCTGTCGGCCCTCGGTGTCGCGTGCCGAGAGCACCCGCGTGCCATCGGGGTACGCCTCCCCGACGTAGCGCATGAACGCATCCCAGTGGCGCTTGCTGGCGGTCTGGGGCAGGCGCAGGTCGATGGCCCAGTGGATGCCCTTGGACGGATCGGCTGTGAGGGCATCGGTGTGCTTGGTGCCCCACACCTCGTCGAGCTGGAGGTGGTGACCGATCATGTCCATGGCGTTGTCGATGACCTCGTCGGTGAGGGCCATCATCGACCAGCCCGTGGCGGGGCTCACGGCTGCGGCTCCGCCGCCCCGTGGCACCACGACATCGATGGGTGTGCCCACGAAGCGCACGCCCGTGGCCTCCTCGACGAACTGCTGCACGACCACCGCGACCTGCCGGGTGACATCCCGCATCTGGTCGTCGGTGAGGGCATCCCACTCGGGCAGCGTGGCCTCAAGAGTGGAGCCCGGCTGGAAGGTCAGCTCGTCACGGGGCATCGGGTTGGGCCAGTCGCGCCCCGGCTTGAAGCCCGGCGACACCTCGGTCACGAGCGCCTTGCGCAGCAGCGTGCCACCCTCGGCCTCGCTCCGGTGCTGCCCGATGATGCGCCGCCCGTGTGCGGACATGAGCGACGCCATGTCGCCTGCGGTCCAGTCATCCCGGCCCTGCCAGCGATCGTGGTTGGCGGCCTCGGCCAGCTTGTTGGCCATCTGGACGCCCTGCTCGTAGACGACCTCGGGGTCGGCGCTCGACGGGTTGGGCTTGCGCACGTCGTAGCCCGCCTGCTCGGAGAGCTGGGTGAGGGCATCGTCGAGGTCGGTGGCATCACCGGCCTTGACCATGCGCTGGGCGATGGCCTCGGCGTACTCGGGGGTCCAGTGCCCGAGGGCGTGGAGCGCGTGGCGGTCGATGGCGGCAGGGTGGACCCGCACGCTGGCGTTGGGTGCCGTGCCCATGCGCATGGTCGCGCTGCGCGTGTGCCGGGTGCCCGCCGGGTGGGACAGGCTCTGGTCCATGAGGTCACGGGCGAAGGGGGTCATGGGGCCCATGGGTCCGATGGCCCAGTTGCCGACCAGCTCCGAGACCAAGGGATGATCGACGAGGGTCGTGCCCTGCGGGTCTGCCTTCTGGCGGCGTGTGATGTCATCGACCACGTCGGCCATCTGCTGGATCACGGTCGCCGGACCGATGTCGCTGTCGAGCGCCCGCACGTAGCCCGCGAACATGCGCGCCGCGATCTCGTCGCGCGGCTCTTGGAGCGTGCCCTGTACCCGGGACGACGCGGCATCGACATCACCGAGGGTCTGGATGTCCTCGGGGGCGATCCTGATCTCGTGCTCCGCGAACAGGAGGTCCGCAGGCCGGGAGTTGGGCCGGATGGCCACCTGCACGGTGCGGATGGACTCGGGTGGCGTCTTGGCATGGGATGCGAAGGCGACGTTGGGATCACCCACCACGATGATGCCGCCGATGCGCTCCCGCACATCCGGGTCGAAGTTCTGGTTGTTCCATATCTGCTGCTTGCGGTGGGCCATCGAGTCCGCCCGCTGGATCATCTCCCAGTTGACGCGGTGATAGCCGCCCGCCACGCGGGCGTCCCATTCCTTGGCGAAGTACCGACGCGCCTTCCGCCACTCCGCGTCGGTGTCGTCCTTCCAGTGGGGAGCCCGGAAGTCCGAGTCGCCATCGAGCGTCCGCAGCGCGTCGTAGGGCGAGTTGTAGAGGTACGACCACTCGTCGCCCATGAAGTGATCCCACACCTGCTCGCCGGTGATCTCACCGCGCGCAGCCCCGGCGAAGACCCTCTGGCGCTCGCGGATGAGGTCGGCATGCTCGGGGTCGTAGGTCAGCGACACCACGTTGTCGGGACCGCCACCGAGGCCCTGTGAGCCCACCTGACGGCGTGGCTTCAAGCCCTGCTCGGTGACCGGCAGCGACGCGGTGGTGGTGTGGTAGAACGCGCCGTTGCCGCCCGGCTCGTGGCCATACAGCGCCATGTCGGCCTTGAGCGACTGCCAGTCGCTGCCCGCGATACCCGTGAGGACCATGGAGCCGTCCGTGGGGTCCCACTGGTCCACGAAGCCCGGGGCCACGGGCAGCATGCCGATGCGCTGGTGCGCCGCGATGTTGCCGCGCACGAGCGTGGCGGCCTGCTCGTCGGACAGGAGCTGGGTGATGGTCGCGATGGTGTCGAGCACTTCCTGATGAAAGGAGCCCGGGTAGGGCCCGGTCTCGATGGCCGTGGTGTTGAGCGCGTCGAGCATGGTGTCGGGGTCGGTCGCCGCGAAGCCCATGGGGAAGTTCTCGGTGCCCACGTCGAGGATGCCCTCGGTCATCTGCGGGATGCCGTCGCCGAGCGCCACGGACTCGGCGGCCCGGATGGTCGCGTCGGCTTGGAGCACGGGCGTGGACTCACGGCCTCCGCCGAGCAGGCGATAGGCCCGGGTGACGGTGGTCTCCTGCCGCTTGGAGCCCCGCCCGATGTCCTGCGGGAGGCCACCGCCCATGCCCGCGTAGACCTTGCGCGCCTCGCGGATGTCCTCACGCATCAGCCCGATGGTCTGGGCGTAGGCCGCACGCGGCAGCTCGCGCTGTGAGTCCACCCACACGGGCTTGCCCGCGAAGCGTGTGGCCATGTACTCATCGAGGGTGATGCCCTTGGCATGCGCCGCAGCCTCGGCCATGCCACGCATGGTCGAGAGCGCGAGGTCGATGACGACCTTGGTCTGGCCAGCCGTGCGCATGTGCCTGCCGTACTCCTCGAACCACTCGTCGGGCGAGGCGAAGTTGGCGGTGGCCCATGCCCGGTTCTGGAACTCGGGGTCGAAGGTGCTGACCGTCGGATGGGCCCGGAACTGGGCTTCGGTGAGGCCACCATCGGCGATGGCCTTGCGCAGCGCGATAGGGTCGCGATAGCCCAGCGTCCGGGCGAGTGGGGCCATGAGCACCTGATGGGGCTTGCCCACACTGCTGGGCATGAAGCCCGTGGCGAGGAACGTCTGGTACTGGGGGTCGTCCGAGTGGTGGAGCCCCTTGTCGATCCAGTACTTGACCGCGATGGTGCCCGCGTCGGTGGTGCCGTAGTGGCGCTCCCACTCCGCCCACTGCTCGGGCGCGGTGTTGAGCATGTAGCGCTTCCAGCGCTGGCCCCCATCGGCCTTCACGTCGCGGATGTAGTTGAGCATCTTGCGATCGCGCACCTCGCGCAGCTTCATGCGCTTCTCGTTGGCGATGGCGATCTGGCCACCCGGCCCGAAGGAGGTCTCGGGCCGGTGGCTGCTCATCCAGCCCTGCGCCGCCGTGTAGGCGTACTCGGCCTGATCGCTGAACATCGTGCCCAGCTTCCAGCGGTCGAGCATCGCGAGCACCGCGCGGTCCTCGGGGGTCCACTGGAGCGCGGGCTTGACGCCCCGGATGATGTTGAAGAAATAGGGCTCCAGCCACTCCTGCATCTGGAAGATGGGGTTGGCCGTGAAGCGCATCATCGGGTAGAGCTTCTCGGAGACCACGCCCACCCAGTTGCCCGTGCCCGCACTCCGGGTCTTCATCTTGCCCGTGAGCGCGACGGTCGCCCCCACCGATGCCATCTCGCCCTCGAACGCCTGCGCCGTGAGCAGCGCGAGCCCGTCGTCGCCGAGCCGCTGGCGGAGCGTCGGGCTGACGCGTGTGGCCACGCCATCGACGATGCCCCGGAACTCGTCCATGGTCAGGCCGCGCGGCTGGACGTTGCGCTCACTGGCGGTCTTGCGGACCGCCTCGAACAGGTCGATGGCCTCACGCCGCCCGAGGTTGTTGACCTCGGTCGCCCGGCGGATGAAGCGGGCCCGGGCTTGGTACAGCAGCTTCTCGCCCCGGATGGGAGCGAACAGCGCGTTGCGTCGCTGGTCCCAGCTCGTGGGCAGATAGACGGGGGCCTGCTCGGAGGTGGCCTCGACCCATGGGTTCACACCCAGCAGCCGCCCCGACGCATCGGTGGACACACGCCACTGGTCCTCGGGCGCGGGTGCCACCGCGAGCCGGTAGGCGAACTCCTCACCGCCGTTGACCCTGCGGTTCTCGTCGATGAAGGACTTGAGGTTGGTGGGCAACTCCGCGTACGACAGCTCCGTGGGGAACGAGCTGCGTCCGTTGGGCCCACCACTGATGTTGTCGCGCAGCCAGATGCCGAGGCGTTCGAGGAGCACCGCGTCCTCGATGAGCCGCCCGTCCTCGTCGTACATGCGCTCGAAGTTCTGGTTGAGGATGTCGTAGCGGTCGATGGCCTCACGCGCCCGGTTGGCGGCATCGGGGGCGTTCGACTCCACGAGTGCCAGCAGGTCGTTGGCGTCCTTGAGCGACATCTCCCGTGCGCCCAAGAGGGTGTAGCGGTTGATGAGCCCGATCTTGGCCGTGAGGGTCGCGGCGGCCACCTGATCGCCCGCTGCCGTGGCGGCATCGAGCTGGGTCTGGAGGTCGCCCGCGTCGAGGTTGCGGGCTTCGAGCATGTCCGCCACGGAGCGCCCGTAGAACAGGCCCTCCGCGAGCGCCAGACGCTTCTCGGAGCCACCCTTGATGAACGTGGTGGCAGCCTCGCGGGACATGCCCGTGGAGGCCATCAGCCGCTCCACGGCGATGCCCTCCTGCTCGGTGCGGAAGGCGGCGCGAGCACGCGCCGCCTCCTCGGGCGCGAGGTGGGAGGTATCCATGACGTACGACGGCATGGCCCGCGCGGCCTCGCGCTTGGACTCGTTGACGAGCACGTCGGTGGCGAGCAGGTTGACCTCACGGATGCGCGCGTTGGGCGTCGCCTCGTCCATGTGCTCGGGCATGCCGCCCTTGCTCTTGATCTGGGTGACCATCGACTTGCGATGGACGAGCGACATCTCGGAGTTGGAGAGCCACGTGCCCAGACTCTGGATGAAGCGCGCTTGCGGCACGCCCAGCGCCTTGGCCAGCGCCCGCACGTTGCCGTAGCCGTAGGCGTCGAGCGCCCCGCGCGCATGGGCGTCGGAGCGGAGTGCGCCCACCATGTCCGCCGCGCGATCGGTGCCGAACACCCGGAAGGGCTCGTTGAGGACGCGCGCCACCGAGCCCGCCGCCCGCACGATGGGCTCCATGCGCACCACGGCGCGCTGCCGCCGGGTGAGCGTGCCCTCCGCCCGGCGGAGCGCGTCATCCATGAGCGCAGGGTCGATGTCCCTGATGCCGTCCCGCAGGTACTCGTTGAACACACCGGCCCGGCCCCGGGGTGTCTTCAAGGGCTCGGACGCTTCCTTGGCGAGCGCGGATGCCTGCTCCACCGCCTGTTCGAGGGGCGTCAGGGGCGACACGGTCCTGATCTCGGCGGTCGTGCGCTCAAGGGCCCGGGCGCTGGCTTGGGCGAACGCCTCGGGCGACTCCTTCTCGATGAAGCGCAGCGCGCGTGCCGTGCGCAGCGCGAGTGAGCCACGCTCCATGGCCCCGAGGGCGGCTCCCGTGCCCAGCGAGCCGACGATGATGGGGTCGGTCGCCATGGACAGGAAGAAGTTGGCGAAGGCGTCGTTGGTGAAGGCGTAGCCGAGCTGCGTGATCTCGTCGAGGAACTGGTCGTGTGTGAGGTCACCGCTCAGCCGCCGGAGCCGCACCTCCTCCAAGGGCTGGGGCAGCGTGTTGGCGGGTGCGTTGAGGATGGTGTCCTCCACGTTGCGCAGGCCCGTGCCCGCGTACATCCGCGCGACGACCTGCTGGGGCATGCCCAGCACGCCCAGCGCCCGTTCGAGGATGTTGGCGTCGGGCATCATCAAGGGGCTGAACATGCGCGGCATGCCCAGCGCCTCCATGTACTCCTGCTCGTGCATCCGCAGGTACTGGGCCATGTAGCGCAGGCCCGTGTCGGGGTCCGACAGGGCGAGCTGCTTGATCTGCTCCATCTGCGCGGTGCGCGGCAGCCGGTCGAACGCCTGCTCCACGTCGGGCACCCACGGCAGGGGCACGTGCCCCGCCAGCTCCAAGGGGATGTCGAGGAGCTGACCGGCACCCTGCGCGACACCCACGAGCGGGTCGCGCAGGAAGCCCGGCAGGGCACCCGTGAACTGCTCCACGAGGCCCCCGAGGATGCCCTCCGCGACACCCGTCCGGGGGGCCAGCCCTTGGAAGGGCGCGTTCGCCGAGAGCGGTGGCCCCACCGCAGGCTGCGAGATGTTGGTCTTGCCGATGCCCCGATAGGGCGTGCCCACACGCTGGGT